CTTGGTTTGATTTTCTAAATTGCTCAACGTTACCAATTACGCCGAGTCTTTCTCGGAACGTACCGTCTAATAAACCGCCGGTGGATTGGAATTTTGCGTGAACGTAGGCATCGTATTCAATCTGTTTGACTAATGCTATATCCATCTGGATAGCCTCCAACTAAAAGTTAAAACAATTACTGCTTATTTCTTCCAGTTGGCGTTACAGTGGACGGTATTACTAGTATCGTCGGCCTACTCTTATGCGGTATCCCGTGAGGGGCGCACGTTTATTCCTTGATATTACACCTATCTATTTTCTCTCGCAACAGCGGCTTCCATTCTTTTTGACCAATTTTTTTGATAGTTTCTATCGTTTTCAAACTTTTGAATATTAGCGGTTAATTCGTTTCGTAAATCCGCCACACTTTCGTGATTGTTAGCTAGTGCAACAGATTGGCTCGTGGGAACAGCGGAACGACTTGTTGACGCCATGAGTTTATTAATCATCTTCAAATCATCGGCGGTGCGTACCCACCCTTTGACGATTTCCGCCTCTTCAGGTGCAAAATAATCTTGCGTGAGGTTTTTATATTGCGTAAGCAGTCGTTCCCCGTCTTTCCCAAGCTTTTTCACTTGCTCTTCAAGATTAGCTTCGGTTTCGGTTTCAACCGCTGTGCTCAAGCGCCCTAGGAATTTCTTTAAGCCTTCCTCTGACATATTGAGCTCTTTGCCAACCGCTTTAATTTCTTGGATGACTAATTGAGACTCGTCAATCTCCAAATCAGCTAAATTGTATTCTTCGGGTGCGCCTGTGAAAGCCCCTAGTCTTTTTTCAGCTTCCAAATATCCTTGACCTAAATCAGATACCTTCTTATATTTCGGGGGCAACCACGCTGGGCGTTCTCCATGGCCTGGCGTATTGTCATCAATCCACCAGCTCGGTTCGTTGCTGGTGGGTTGGCTTGATTCTACCGCGCCCGTTTCGGTTGCTGGGCTATCCATTGCACCATCAGTCATTATTTAGTCCCTCTTGCTCGCATTACAGTTTGACGAATTTTTCGGATAAAGGAGTTTCGGCCTTCTCGCATTTCGTTTTCACCTGGCTGTGCGCCAACGATAACGACGGATTGGCGAACAAATACGTCGTCCCACATATCTAAAAGCGCGTCACCTTCAGGGCTGTTGAATACGGCTAGAATTTTTTGATCTAGCTGCATTTGAATTTCTTCAATTGCTTTTTGGATTTGCGCCTGAGCTTGATTATTAGCGGTAAATGGATTCACCGGCTGTTGTAATGGTTCCGTCATAGTTTCTCCTCGTTTTAGGCTGGTGGTGGTAAATTAATTCCTTCATTCTGCGCATTTTGTGTCATCTGCGCTTGCTGGGTCGCTACTTCTTCTAGCTGCATCAAAATTTCATCTTTTGATTTAATCATGTCTAAATCAATATTAAGCTGTTGAGCCGCCCATGGTGATAGCTCCTCGATTCTATAGAAGCCCGCTGTCGCTTCAGGGCCAAAGATGGCTTGCAGGAATTGAGCGTGCTGTAGAACTTCGAGTACTTTTTTCTGACCTTCGGACGTCACAAGCGGCGTATCGTACTTGATGCTGATAAGCTCGCCGTCAACTTCGATGTCGTCCCAAATGCCTTTGCGCCTTAAGATGTCGATGACACGCTCAACAAACGGATCGAATAGCTCTCGTTGGAGTCTGCTAAATTGTGCTGACGCGTTTTCTAGTACTTGGCGCTGACGCTCGATGATTTCGGTCGCCGTCTTTTTCGGATCATCAATAGGTCCAAATGGGTCAGTTAAAAGAATGCGATTAATTTGCTCTCGTAAATCAGCAATGATGAGCTGTGCCCATTGGATAGAGCCAGCTGGCGGGATAGGCTGCAAAGGCCATGTCCCTGATGCGTTAGGCGCACAGGCTAAAATCGTGTTGGGAATCATCTTGAAGTTGTTAGGGTTAAAGACCCCGTCATCAAAGCCCATGTACATAGGGAGTGCGCTAAAGTTTGCGCTTACAATTTCGTCGTATAGTGCCTGGTTTATTGTTCCAGCGGCACTGACGGCGTCCATTGCTGGTCCGCGACCGTAAGTTTCACCTGATAGCTTTTTGACTCTGAATCCAACAAAAGCACTGGTACGGTCGGTGCGCTCATAGCAAACGGTTTGCGTGTCTGCATGGATGACGAGGTATTGCCATCTCTCTTTATCATAGTCGAAATACATGATCTCATAGACGGTGATAAGTATCTCGCCATCGTCATTCTCCACCAGGTTTTCAGGCCGCTTAAATTTAGGCCACATCACTTCAGCATGAGTGAGGGGTAATTTGTTCCAGTCTCTATAATAAGCATCGAAAGTTCCCCACGGGCCTTCATCTGCGTAGATGCAATCAGGTGGGTTGGATGCAAAGATTAACGGTTTTTCAGGTGTTGGGCCTTCGTTGATTGTCAGGAAGCCAGTTGAGACTGCCATGTCCATGAAACATTCGTAGATAATACTTTGGAAGTTAGACTGATGGATGTATTTAAAGAATAGGTCGGTACGTTTCTGAAGCTCTTTTGCCACCATTTCTTTTGCTTCAGGGGGTATCTCTACCCCTGGCGCAAATGAAAGCCACTGCTTCCCGGCTGGGCAAAGTGCATTGACCATACGATTCACAAATACGTCCGTTGCATGTGACAGCGTTAGGTCGAATACATACCACTGAATGTCTTGCCCTTGCACGTCAAATGTCTGTGGGTCTTCACCGATTGGTCTTAAGTCAAAGACGTTTCGGTTTGGCTGGGACAGACGGTACGTCTTTTGAAGCAAGGAGCCCCAATTCTGTTTACGAGTCAGCGCGGATTGCCGTCTCTTTAATATCCATCGAGTGCGCTTATCCAATTGTTTGGCTTCCTTCGGCAGGGCTTGATTGGTTATTAAAGAAGCTTGCTGAACGTCTAGAGCGCAAACCACGGATAGCTAGCTTCTGAGACCGTTTACGCTCACGGTCGGTCCTTCGTTGGTTATCCATGCGTTGCTTTTCAGCTTCGGCAGCATATTCATTTGCGGCTTTTTGAGCGCGCTTAGCAGCGTGTCGCCCTGTCCCTGGAAATATCGCTTTACCTAATTTCTTTAAAAACCCCATGATGGCCTCTCAGATGTCTATGTGAAAAATGATTTCGTTAGGATTGTCTTTAGGTTTCTTGTGCTTCCCCACTAGAACCTTTACTGCCTTTACTTCTAGGATTTGGTTTACTGCGTTCAATATTTTCTTGTAAATCTCTTTCATCGATTTCGGCCTTTAATTTATCTATCTCACTTTTTCCATCTGCGGTAAGTAGACATTTTTGACATGTAAATCCGCTTGCCGAGTTTTGATGGGCACCGAGCAACCAGCGAGAAACCACAAATACGTGATTCCCATCCTTGCAATCGTCTGGCCGTCTGACGTGGCATTTTTTATGTTCCATGTGAAACTATCCTGCAACGGGTACGTGACTGGTTGAGATAATGCCTTTTTGTGCCATCTGAACGGCTGACATGTTGAACGGGCTGGATGCTGGCGTAGAGCAATAGCCCATAACGAAACTCATTCGAGGGCCGTTGAAGACTTTAATGAATGACCAGGGTGTTGGAGAGCTTTTGCAAAGCTTCAAGGTGTGTCGGTCAAGTTCATTGTCGGGATCTAATCCGCCGCCTGGCAATTGGCTTAGATGTTTGTCCACTGTTCCCGCAAGAGAGCCTAGCATTGTGTGAAACGTTGGCCAGATATCTTCGCCTGATTCGGCGAGTAGTCGCTGAAGTTTCATTTCTAATTCGTTTCGATTGGTATACAGGAAGCCTTTCTCGCCTGTCATTTCGGCTAATTTTTGCGGGATTCTGCTTATGGGGTGAAAATAAAAAACTGGCATATAGCTGACTTCCTATGTGTGTATATACTCCATTACAGTATCATACCAGAGTTAGTAACAATAGCTCAATTTTGTAGGAGTCAAGGGTAAATTTAGGCATATTTTGTATAATTTTTTACCCTTGATTTCACTTTTGGGGCAATTAAGGACCTTTGACAAACCTATTCCTGCTTGTTCCAACTTATCCCAACCAATTTCTAATTCCCTCGAATTCGAGGGTTTATAACCTCTAGTGGTTGTAAATCATCGCTAGTGCTTGGATAGCTTTAAAGCACTCAAAAAGATAAAAACCCGCATGGCATAAGGCTTTGCATCGGTATGTCGTCGCTATCTCTGATAAAAATGGGTTTGCTTTAAAGGTGTCGAATTCGAGACCTTTAAACTACCAAATATGTGAGCCGTATAAATTAGCAATATCAAACTGGCGTTTAAGGCTGGCTTGCTCAAAGGCTGCCATCCATCCCAAGCAGAATGTCTGCAAAGCGTCTGCTCCATGCGTGGCGCGGTTCCTGAGAGGGTCTAGGCTATATACATCATTTTTTTCGTCATAGTTAGGGCGATATTCTGACAGGTTTCTAAGCCCTATCTTCACGGCGGATTCATTGAAGTGAAACCGTTCAAACATATGCCTTATCACTTGTATGCCGTGTATTTTCTTTTGCGGTCTAGATACAGTTCGGAATAGAATGCCCATCTCTCTGGCTTGGTCTTTCCTCGACTTCCCTGGGCCGAGTTCATGGTTTTCCACGTCATGGGGTGCCCAATCAATTGCGCGACGCAGTCCAACTTTGTCTGTCTTGCTTTTTAGAAGCTGAATGTAATATTCCATGCCCTTTGCACGGTCTTCGATATAATCAACGAGAAAAATCTTTCCGTCATAAACCTGAACGAGCCAAACCGCCATT